TGGCTGGCGGCGGGCGTGTTACAGTTTATTCCATCCGCAGCAACGAAAGCTACAGGCAAGGGAATAGTGCTTTTACTGGACCAGGGAGAGGCAAAGAGTGTTTCAAAAATAACCGAACTTATTGAAAAGTTCATCGAATTTATAAAGCTGTTAATATATAAAATTAAAGGAGATAAAACAAAATGAAGTACAACAAAGTATTGTTTAAAGTCTTTACGATTCTTTTTTTAATTACCGCTGCACTGGTCATCGTTCATTCTGCGGTCATTGCCCAGCAGCCCCAGGACTCTACAACGGTTATTGTCGTTGATGATGTTTCCAAATATTTCCCGGATTGGCTCATTACGATAGTTTCTTTCATCCTGGCAAGTGTCGGCTCGACATATCTTGGCACGTGGGTAACTAACAAATTGAAGGTTGTCAATCCGAAAATCAAATTTTTAATTACCTGGGCGATTATTATTGCCTTTGGCGTACTCGCGGCTTTATGCGCCGGTAAGGAGCTATCGGATTATGCAGGATTCATTTCATACGTGGTAAATGCCAGTACTGCCGCTTATGTATGGTGGGTTAAAAAACGAAAGTAACGCTACGATCCTCCTCGGCGTAGCTAATCAGGCGGCGCGGGCTTATCCCTTTCTCGCGCCGCTTTATTTATAGGAAAAGCAATGGATTCATTTTTCTTTATATTAATAATTTTAATTCAATTATCAATAATTGCTGATGCTATTATTATCGCAGAGAAAATTGAAAATGCAGTTAAAAAAATTAATGAAAAGATCAGAGAATTAAAAACTTTTGATTATGAAGTTTTAAGCGATGAAGAAAAAGAAAGTTTTGACAGACAAATTATTGGACAAGTCATTCAAGAACGAAAAAAAATTACCGGACAGTATTTTAACTGATGGCGATTCCGGGAAATTAACCGCAAAACAAATGCGGTTTTGTCATGAATATTTGAAAGATTTTAATGGCAAAAAGGCGGCAATTCGTACAGGATTTTCTGAAAAGACCGCAAAAGTTATCGCTTCTAAATTACTGGCAAAGGTAAACATTCAGCAGGAAATACAGCGTCTATCTGATGATTTTCTAAGACGTTGTGATGTAACTACGGAAAAATTGATAAGCGAATATGCTAAGATTGCTTTTTTTAATTTACATGAAATTTTAGACAGCAAAGGCCGCTTGCCGACCTCTCCTGAAGACATGAATAACATTGCCGCATGTGTCATTAAAAGGATAAAAGTTTCTACCGATAAAAATAAACACAACGTTGTAGATATTGAATTTTGGGACAAACAAAAAGCTCAAGATAAACTTGGCGAGTATAAAAACATGTTTGTCCAGCAGCATAAAGTGGAGCAAGCTGGCGAGTGGAAAATAACAATCAATAAAACGTATGATCCAAATGATTACATTAAAAAACATAATAATAACAATGGCTCTAATAATAGCAATGCCTGAACTTGTTATTGATTTACAAGACAAACAATTAGAAGCCTACGAACATTTTGAGAATGGGTTTTCAAAAATTTTGCTGTATGGCGGGGCCAAAGGCGGCGGTAAAAGCTATTTTGTGCGGGCAAAAGAAATATCTCGCCGGCTAAAATATCCAGGCACGGTAGGAGCAATTTTTAGACGGACATACCCGGAATTGCTGGCAAACCATATTCGTAAATTTTGGGTGGAATATCCTTTTGCTAAAGATTGGTATAAAGCCTCGGAAAAGTGTATTTATTATCCGAATGGTTCAATAACGGTCTTTTCATACCTGGCCCGGACTGATGATGTTTATCATTACCAGGGGGTTGAGTTTGACGATATAACCATAGATGAAGCTACACAGCATGAGGAGGAAGTCTTTAAAATTTTAAAGACCTCACTGCGGAATGACCCGAAGGTTATAGCGGCTAACCCTAATTATAAACCGGCTTTTCTACTGACTGGAAATCCTGGCGGCGTGGGCCATGCGTGGGTGAAGCGGTTATTTATAGACCGTAAGTTTAACCCGGCAGAAGACCCACGGGATTATGATTATATTCCTGCCAAAATATATGATAATCAAAAGTTTTTAAGCGTCAATCCGCAATATCTTCAAGACCTGAAAGATTTACCGCCTGACCTAATGAAAGCATATCTGGAAGGGGACTGGAATATATTTATCGGCCAGTTCTTTTCCGACTGGCGGGACGATATTCATATTATTGATCCAATTGTTGTAGACCCTCAATGGCCGAAGATATTCGCGGTTGATTGGGGGTATTCACCGCATCCGTTCAGTATTGGCTGGTACACCAAGGATTGGAACGGCACGGTATATAAATACCGTGAAAAGACCGGCAATGAAACGCCGCCAGCAGACGTGGGCAAGATAATCGGGGAACTGTCCAAAGAGGATAAATCTATAAAATTTGGCGTCGGCGATACTGCTATGTGGGCGCAAAACCCGTTCCAAAACAAAGAATCTGTTTACACCGACAAAAGCATAGCCGACCAGATTAATGCAATGTTGAGTAAATACAACTTGCACATGTTTCAGGCTAACAAGGACAGGATCACCGGCTGGACTGAACTAAGATCATTGTTGAAATGGGAAGGGGATATTGATAAAACAGGGAAAAGAATATTCACCAGGCAACCAAAGTTGTACATTTTCAAAACCTGTGAAGAAACTATCTCCTGCTACCCGAACATGATTCACAGTGAATTAAAGCCTGAAGACATGCAAAAGATTGATGGCGATGATACAGTTGATACAGATCGTTATGCAGTAATGGCTATAAAAGAGGGAATAAAGCCGGTTGAAAAGAAAGAAACGCATAGGGAAAAATTAATTAAGCAAGCCCAGAGGGGAATTTACAATAAATCGGAGTATTCAGCATGAGCGCACTTAACGAAGTACAAGATAACTATTCAGAGGAAATCGTTTCCCCGCTTGATATGGAAAATAAAAAGGCTGGGGTGCGCAAGGATCATGCGCTGTATAAATATATTGTAGATGCCTACAACGCTTCCAAAGAAGTGATTGAAAAGCGTGGTATCTATGACAAGGCCAGAAAGTATACCAAGATGTATGAAAACAAGTCATGGGAGGCCTTGAAACAACGCCGTGCTGCACATCTTACCAAGTTTGAGATTGCCATTGCTTTTGATGCCATTGAAACCGGCGTTAATATTGTTACCGCCAGAATACCTCGGCCAGATATACAACCTTCATTTGATAGTAATTATGAACCGTATGTAGCGCTTAAACAGGCATACCAGCAGGCCGAACAATCCAATGACCCGGAAATTCAAGATATTGTTCAAAAGTCGTATGAAAAGCTAAAAGAACAGGTATCCGATTATACCAGCAAGCTGCAACGTGAGATGGTACAAAAATGGGTAAAATTGAAAATGCAGGGAAAGATGCGGCAATTGTATCGCGAGAAAGCCAAGACCGGCACAGTGCTTATGAAAATCGTTTTCGACCCTGCCAAGAAAAAGATTAATAATACAATTTGCGACCTGACAACTATATATCCGCACCCGGATTGCGCTTCAGTCGAGTATCATACGATAGAACCGTTCATTTATGCGCCGATCCTGTCCCTGGAACGGATTGAAAATATGTATAATATACCTAAAGATGCAATCCCTGATGAAGCAATTGTCGAGACCAATGATAGATTGGTACTGGCAGAGGACACGGAAACCGGCGCATCTGCCAGCTTGTGGGGAGCAATCAAAAGAATGTTCGCCGGAAAAAAGAAAAGACATAAATATTGCATCGTTTTAGAATGTTACATGCCGGCTAATTCCGCCGATTATGAGGAATACAAGGACAGTGTCCCGGTTGAGGATGATAACGGTAAATTTACTTACGACGAAAACAATGAACCGGTGAAAAAAGAAGTAACCCGGAAGAAAAAAAAGTTTGCATCCGGGTATAAGCGAGTAACCGTTATTCTTAATCATGAAGACTGGATCATAGACGAAGCGGATAATGTATACCAGCGACCGCCGTTTTTTGAACTGCGGAATTTCCAGCAATCCGGTGATTTTTGGGGCATTTCCGAGTTACAAATGGTTGAAGAACTAATGATGAAAATGAACGTTTCAGCCAGTAACATTAATGATAACCTGAGATTAACCGGCAATCCAAAACTAAAAGTAACCAGAGACGCGCAAGAGTCCGGCGAAGATGGGAATGAACAGCCAATAACTAACGACCCTGGCGGGATAATCAAGTCAAACAGTCCACAGGACATTGGATATATTAGCCCGCCTTCATTGGGCTTTGACGTTAAATGGTGGTTGCAGGATTTTCTTAAAAGCTGGATTGACCGAATACTGCACATAACAGACGCTCTCCGAGGATTTAACGAATACAGCCAAGATTCCGGCAGGAAAGTACAGCAATTACGTATGGCCGCTATGGGATCATTCCAGACTAAAGTTGATGAACAGGCCGAGTTTTTAGCAGAACTGTATCAACAGTGGGCTTTTATTTATCAGAATTTTTGGGATACCGGGTCGATTATTCAAAAGATCGAGGATGATTTTGGCGATGCCAAATTCGAGGAATTTAATCCTGCAGAAGGTAGGGACCTGACCTTGTTTATTACAGTGTCCAGCGCATCTATTGTACCGGATGATCCTTTTGCAAAGTGGGAAGAAGCGTTAGAGTTATATAACCTGGGCATAAAAAGAATCGGAACGCCGCTTATTTCACCGGAACAACTTGTAGACCTGGCTCCGACCATAGACGATAAAACCCGGATTAAACGCTATCTGGCTAAAGAACAGAAAAAGACTGATCAGGAAATGCAACTTGAAGCCGCACTGGAACAATTTAAACCACTGGCAGAAAAAGCGGCGGTATATGGAAATAACCTGCCCGGCTCGCCGGAAGAAGGAGAAATAACCGAACAGTTAATTCAGATGGTTGACCAGTTTAAACAGTTAATGGACACGCCGGAATTTAATGCCATGCCCAAACGAATAAAGATGGCAATTATGGCCGGGATTGTTTTAGGCAAAGAACCGGTTGAACAAATAGCCGTTCCACAGCAGCAGCCAGGACAGTATCAAAATCAAACAACGCAAGGGATGGTAACGCCATGAGCAGTAAAATGGATATGGATGTCGTTGATTTTATAAATAAAAAAAATAGGAATGACCTTGAAATAGATTATGAAGACGATGAAGAACGGCAATTTATAAATGCAAAAGAAGCAAGTGTTCCTATACATGATAATAGAATTTATAGTTATAAGGACTGTTACTGTTTAGGGCGGGAGTCAAAATAATTATCTGTATATCACGAATATTTAAAATATACAAAATGGCTATTGACAAATTGAAAAAATTGTTTTATTATATAAGTGAATATATTGAAAAAAAGAAAACAGGAATAATCTGTATAGAAATTTGTTTTAATCAAAAAGGAATAACTTCAATAAAAAATATAAAAACTGAAAAGGTAACTATAATGTAATTATCATTTTACATAGAATCAGGGCAGCTTTGATTTAACCCGTCTACGACGGGAGCTTTATTGAAAGCCCGTATCCAATTTGAGTAATCAAATTTGGTGCGGGCTTTTTTTATTTTTTACCTGAAAGGGAAAGAAAATGAACAAAAAGAAAGTAACAACATCAGCTACGCCAAAAGCGAAAAGGCGCGGTAGTGATACAAAAGCAAAGAATGAAAAACCGGTCGAAACAACCCCGGCCATACCTAAACAGGCCATACCGGAAACAGCGCTGGAAATTGACAAAACGACACCGGCGCAAAGTACTGTAATGACAGAAACCGAAACGCTGAATTTTTATATTATTCCATTTACAGTAGTCCGGCCCGGACAGAAAATTCATGTAACAATTACCGATGGTTATATTACCGCCAGAGGTTGTAGAATAACAATCAATAACTAATTCATGCTTTTGCGCCTGGAAAGGCCAACTAAAGCAGGGAAGGGTAACAATGAAAGAAAAAGATGAAAAAATTACTCCCGAATCGGCCAAAATAAAGCCGCAACCGGCAGCAGCATCACCCAAAAAAGAAGCCGTAAAAGGCGAACATGAAGATGACTGGCTGTTGATTAACCGGGTTGTGCAGGGGAAAGATGTCATTTCCACATGGGCTATGAAAGTGCCGCAAAAGGGAGCTATTCATCGGGTGATCGTTAGCTGCGATGACAATGTTATTTCGGTTAGCGACCATTTTATGGTTAATGTATTCGTTAAAGAAATAGTTCTTGCCACGACCGGCAAAAGGCGCAAC